TCGCTGTCAGAGGCGATCGTCATCAACTTTGTTGCGCTCAAGGGCGCTTCTAGCTGATGGCTTTGTTCGCTTTTAAGCGACTTAGGGAACAGCAGGCTGCCGCGCAAGCGGTGGCCTCTGCCCCTGCTAAGACTGAACCCAAGACCACCACCCGCAAGGCCAATGGCAGTAACAATCGTCGCAACAGCGGGCGGGGCAAGCTCGAACAGCTACATGACGCTGGCGGAAGCTGATGCCTACGTTGACGCCATGGTGCTGGGCACTGATGCAAACAAGTGGGGCTCAGGCAACACTGATAGTCGCAACCGTGCTCTGACAGCTGCCACACAACGGCTTGACCGCGAAAGATTTTTAGGGGCCAAGGCAACCGACACGCAGGCGCTTGAGTGGCCGCGTACAGGTGTCAGAAAGCCTTCGACATATATCAATACTTACGCAACGGGATTTCCGTTTCGTATTGCCGATGATTTCTTTACCGATACAGAGATTCCGTCGCAGATTAAACACGCTCAGATTGAGCTAGCGGTTTACCTGCACAGCAACAAAGACGGCATCAGCCTGGGCGGCCTTGAGGACTTCAAGAGCATTCAGGTGGGCAGTATTTCGGTTGTGCCTGATAAGACCGGTTCAGTGGGAGCTGATCGCGTGCCGCCCATGTTTGAAAGATATCTGCACAGCCTTAGAATCAGTGGACCAGGCAACATTTCTGTCAAACGGAGCTGATCCAATGCACATGGGCTGCCAAGGTGAATCAATCACCGGAACAGATGCAAGAACGGGGCGCTTTGGGGCGATTCAGTTCAAAGAAGATACGGTGATCAATGCAATCACTGCGGCTAGCTATACGGGCGACTCACTCGCTGGGGAAACCTTTGTAGCTCGTACTGTTATCTACGGCGTGTTTACTAGCATCCAGCTAACCAGCGGTGCTGCAATCGCTTACAAGCTCTAATGGCTCTTGGTGACATCCTGGCGGCAAAGCTGGCCCCGATTATCGGGGGAACGGTTCTTGGCGGTGATGTCACGATCCGCTTTGTGAGTGGCAGCAGCTACAACGCCACGACGGGCACGGTCACGGAGACTGAATCAGACACAGCGATTAAAGGTGTTGTTAGTGAAGTGGCGCTCCGTGAGGCCAACGAGCTGATTCAAGCGGGCGACAAAAAGTTAACCATCTCGGCGGCAGATGTGGCTAGCGCACCAGAGACCAAAGACCGCGTGGTGATCAGCAGCATTGTTTATCAGATTGTCCAGGTGGACAAGCAAGAGCTGAATGGTGTGGACATTGCCTACGACCTTTATTTGAGGGCCTAACGATGGCAAAACAGATTAATTTTGATCAAGTTGACGACTACTTAAACCAGCTGGGGGACTTTTATGCGCAAAGCACAGTGTTTGAAGCCGACAAATCGTTAAAAAAAGCAACGCCAACGCAAACCGGCAGGTTGAGGGCAAGTTGGCAGATCGGTGAAAACGCCATAAGTAACAAATCAGAACCACCCGGTGAATATTCGGCGGCTAAAGGAGGAAGCATCCCTAAAGCTAAGGGCATTAACTACCAACCAGGCACTGAAACAATTGGCAACGTTTACAACGTTCACAACGCCGTGGAATATGCCGAGCCGGTCTGCATGGGCACCGGCCTGCCACCTTCATGGGGCGACGACTTCAAGACCACGCAGGGCACTGTTGAGGGCTTCCCCGAAATCATCACCAAAGAATTGCAGGTTGATTCGCAAAGGCGTTTCAACGATGCTGTTAAAGATGCTCAAAGGAAAGGCAAGATCTGATGGCAGCTGCAGACCTCAACTCAGTGCGGGCCACGATCGAAGGGCGACTAGCCACTGAGCTAGCGAGCAGCCCTGCGATTTCTGTGGTCTTTCAAAACATGGCTTTTGAGCCCACGCCTAACAGTTCATTTGTTCAGTGCTTGACAACCTTCGGGGCCAACCAATACCTAAGCCAAGGATCTACAACTAATTGTCAGAACCGGATCGTAGGCCTTACCGTGTTTAACATCTTCAGCGGTAAAGGCGTTGGTCCTGGCGCGAACTTGGTGATTGGTAAACGAATCCGAGACCTTTACAATAGAGAGATCGTGTCGGGGGTTTTCTTCGACGCTCCTAACGGCCCCGAGGTACTGGCTTCACCAGTTCCAGAGGGTTACTTTCAAACACGGGTCTCTGTGACCTTTGAATTCATCGAGGAACTCTGACCATGGCAACACTTCGAGGCGAATCTGGTTCAGTTGAATTTGAGACCGGTGGCGGCAGTCTCGCCACTGTTGTCGGCACTCGTAGCTGGAGCCTGTCAATCACTAAAGAAACCCTGGACACTTCAGTCCATGGGAACACTTTCCGCCAATTTGTTGGCAGCATGATTTCCGGCTCTGGAACAGTTGAGCTGGTCTATGACCCAGACGCAACGGGCCAAGCCGCTTTTGTCGAAGACATCGTTAAGGCAAACGATGCCGCTGATGCTTCGTTTGAGTTGTTTACTACCGGCAACACAAACGGCACTGATTCGGTTGCCTTTGGCGGGATTATTACTGACATGGAAATCACCTCAACTGTTGGTGAGCTAGTTATTGTTAGCTGCAACTTTATTACTAGCAGCACCATCACTTCTAACCTTGAGTGATGAGGCTATAGTTAAGATGACAAATCTGTCATCTAAATGCCTGCTGGAAATCGCACCGTTGATCTGCTGGTTGGGGCGTTTGACCTCAACCAGCGTCGCAAGTTTGAACTAAAAAACGCTGAAGGCAAGAAAGTTGTCGATCTGTTTTTTAAACCGATCACACGCGCTGACCGTAAAAAAGCGCAAAGCCTTTCTGGTACGGACGAAGCATTAGACATCAGCACGCAGATGCTGTGCCAGATGGCAGAGCTTGAAGACGGGACTAAGGCTTTTGCTTCTGCTGATGCCCCCAAGCTTCAACGGCAGTTGCCTGAATCTGTATTAAACGAGCTTGAGCTGTTCTTGTTTGGCCTTGGTGAAGAGGCTGATCTTGAAGAAGCAAAAAACGACTAAAGCAGGACAGTTGGCTCAATTTTGAGTTTTTCTTGTGCTGCGAATTGGGGATGACTCTTAGCAGGCTTCGCACGGAACTAACCGATGCGGAGCTAGTGCATTTTGCTGCGTACTACGAATTAAAGGGTGAACGGGAAAAGCAGGCAATAGATCGCGCGAAGCAACAGCGGCGGTAAGCTGGGACAAGTTAACTGGCTGATGTGACCACAGTCCTTACAGCCAAGTTTGATTTTTCTCAGCCAAAGTCTGCCATTAAGGGGACGCAGGCTCAGGTTGACCAGTTAAAAAATAAAGCCAAAGGCGCACAAGGCGCATTAGACAATGCGGCTAAGTCTGCAAAAGGTGCAGGCGCTGCGTCTGCGTTTTTTGGCAAAGCGGCAAAGGGAGCGGTTCCAGGTGTTGCGGCCCTGGGCACTGCTTTAAAAACAGCTTTAGGGCCCATCGCTTTGCTGACATCAGCGGCGGGTGTTCTTACTTCTGCATTTTCGACGTTGGCCCAGCAAGACTTTGCGGAAGCAAAAGTCCGCACGCTTGGCGTTAACAGTGAGGAATTGAAGGGCCGTCTAAGTGATGTAAGCCGTGAGCTGTCGGGCCAGGCCAGTGTTGTCGAGCTAACTGCAGCGGCTTACGACGTGGCCTCTGCTGGCTTCAATGATGCGGCTTCTGCCGCGCAGGTGCTGAAGGCTTCGAGCCTTGCAGCCACTGGTGGATTCTCTGACCTAAACACCGTGGCAGATGCCACAACCTCAGTTCTCAACTCCTACGGCTTGGGGGCAGAAGAAGCTTCGCGCATCACTGACCAGTTCATTCAAACCCAAAACGATGGCAAGATCGTTATTGGTCAATATGCGGCCAACATCGCAAAGGTTGCCCCCATTGCAGCGGCCCTGGGCATTGGCCTGGATGAGGTCAACGCAGCGGTGGCCCAAATTACTGGCACAGGTACTGGTGCAGAGGTCACATTTACAGCACTCAAAACAGCATTCGCCCAGTTGGCGTCTGGTGGAGTCGGAGAAAAGCTGAAGGAGTTTGGGGTCAATATCGACGCCAACACGATTGCAGCTGATGGTTTTGTCGGCACCTTGAAAAAAATTAAGGATTCTGGAGCTGATACGGGCGCAATTCTCAAGGCCTTTGGCACAGAAGCTGGCCCTGTTTTGCAGCCGTTGTTAAACGACTTTGGCAAGCTGAACAAGCTGCTGGAGAACCAACGCAATGCCCAGGGCGCAGCCGCCAAAGCTGCCTTTGAGGCAGGCAACACAATCAATGGTTCTCTAAAACGTTTGCAAACGGCGTTTACAAATATCTTTGCCGATGGTTCAGAGCTGGGCGTGCTACTTAAAGGCACATTCCAGGTGGCAGCGGTTACTGTCGAAGCTCTTGGCGCTGCTTTAAAGCTAGTGTTGGCGCCCACCAGGGGCCTTATTGACGCTGCAACAAAAATTGCACAGGCTTTTCTGCCTATTGACGAAGGGGTAAATATCGCTTTTGAGCTTGAAAAAGCGTGGAAAAAGGTTTTAGGGGCCATCGACACCTTGACTAAAGGTGTCACTGCGTTTTTCTCAGTATTTGCTCAAACTATTCCAGAACTTATTGGCGTGGTTATTGATTTTGGGAGAAACATCAATGAAGCTTTAGGGAACCCAGTAGGCAATTTAATTAACCTTTACGGTCAATGGGCAAATTTTCTTTATGGGATATTTGGCCAAATTGGACAAGCTGCAAGCAATTTCTTTGGTGGTTTTGTCAGTAACGCAGGCCAAGCGGTTACAAGAGTTATTACGTTTTTTGGCGGGCTGTTTAGCAAGCTTGCAGAACTTATCAGCGGCTTTGAAAATTTTCTGCCTCAATGGCTCAAGGACTCGCTTTCAGGGGCTACCGGCGCAGCCAAAAACGTTGTGGCAGCTATTGCAACTGCAATAGGCAGCGTTAAAGAAATTGTTGAGGCAGTCCCTGAAAAACTCGCTACGACATTTACAGCGGAAGCTGTTAAACAGCAATCAACCGCAACCGCTACAGCTCAAAACACTATTAACCAAACTAACAATTCATTAAATGGCGCGACTAAAGGCAGCAAAGACAAAGGTAAGGACAAACTTACAGAACGGGAAAAGCAATTAGAGGCTGCAGCTAAGTTGACCCAGCAGCTTGAACGTCAAAATGAGTTAGATGCTTTAGG